TAATGCTTGGACGGTGTAGACGCTGGCCGCCGCGACGCCCTGATTTTACGGGCTTTCCGGTCTTATTCCGCTTCATGCCCATAATTGCCCGCTTTTGAATTGCGCGTTGCCATTCAATTACGGCCTTCTTTCCGTGCTTCTGGAATGACGGCGCAAACGCTGAAAAGCCTTTATAATCAGCAATTCCGTTTTCGACTTGGACGCTTGTTACTGGCATTACGGTGCGACCGGCCTAATATCGTAAGTATTTTCCGGATTTGGGTCTTCAATTAAGCCTAATTCACGGCATTCAAGGACGATAAAGCGTATTTCTTCGGCATCCAATACAATGTTTTGAATCTCGAACATGCGCCCATCAAAGGTCAAATGGTCGATTACGCCCCGATTTTGCAAGTCTTCGTCGAATCGAATCCAAAACTTGTGTGTAACCCGATCTTCAACGTTGCGGGTCGTGAGGTATTGGGCGCCAGAATTGAACGGCTTTGCGTAAGCCCATTCGCCTTCGATTACTGTTTGATAATATTCGTCCTGTGTAGCGTCATTATCAAGCATTGCGTCGACCTGTTTTAATAAGTCTATGCAGTCCCTAAGCTGTCCAACCCTTACCGGCATAATCTAAACGTTCCAAATTCTATCGTTTTGAATGAGAGTAAGCACCTTTGCGGGTATCAAATCAATGGTTTTGCCCAATACAACCGGAATTCGGTGTTCATAATGATGCGTTACAAATTCTTTGATCGCTTCGACGATTTCAGGGCTGGCGGTGTAAAGTGCTACCGAATACGAGATTTGAAGCGCATCCAAGCCACGCGGCGCGTAATTAGAGAACGAATCAAGGAACTGAATCCGATTACCAGCTTTTGCGTAATCCGTGCCTTCAACCAATGCTTGCGGGGTTCCATCTTCCAAATTCAGGGTTGCGGCGCTAATTGTCAAATCGTCGTTGAAAGTCTCTAATTCCAGAATCGGGCAAATTTCTTCCGAATCATACACTAAATCGAAGCTTCGTTCGGTATATCTCTTATTCGTGTAACCTTCGATTGTTAGCGTTGCCGCCTTAATTATCTCGGTAATGTAAGCGTCGTCTTTTGTTTGTGAAGCCCTGATTCTCGCATGAAGCTTTGCGTCCGCCAGTGTCACCGGTGGAACTATCGCGCTGAAGTCGGTTGTCTCTTTTCGCCTCATTTCCTGAACCTTATACAAAAAAAGGGGGCTTTTGCAAGCCCCCCTTTTTATAAGTCTTCGACTCGTCCCGATTAGGTCGGGTTTTTGTCGCTCGTCAACGTCTTTGCAAGGTCGCCTTTAATGCAAAGAGCCGCCGCGTCGAAACCGGTTGATACGCCAGTAACGACAAGGTCAAGGCGGACATAGCGCTTTGACATTGTGCGAGCAATTTGGAACGAATAAACTTCGTTCGCTGCTGCCGCAACTGCTTCGTCGTAGCCATTGCCTTCAACGTTCGCCGCGTCGATTTTAGTCGCGCCAGCCATGCCAGCATCGTCCGACTCGTAGATTTCAGCCGCAAAGCTTCCGTCTGTAGCCGCGCCAACTTGAACCGCGAAGTTGATTGATTCCGCGTCTTGCGTGTCGATAACAACACCGCTTACAGTGCCGTTTGCTGCCACGTTTCCGGCTGGAATCGCAACTTTATTGTCGAGTGTGTTTTGATCTGAGAATGACATTTTTTTAATTCTCCAATTTAAGGTTAATCAGGTTTCAAAAGACAAGGGTTTTACGCCTTAGTCTTAAGAAGCTTGAATGCTTGGTGATTCCAGATTTCGCCGCCTGAACGCTTAGTTGTGTAAAGGCCGATATATGGCTTGTTTGTGTAAGGGTCGCGCAAGATGCGAATGCCCATACGGTCGTAAACCATGTAACCGCGACGGAAATCACCGTAAGCGATTGATAGGCTATCTGCCGCAATGTTTGGCATGTCCGGAACGTCAACAATTGGTTTGCCGAATACGGTCGGAAGGCCGCCGTTTGGCAAATCAGGTTGAAGCAATGGACGTCCTTCAAGGTCAACAATCTTTCGAAGTGTCGCGCGGCTTGTGCGATTCATCAACCAAGAAGCGCCATTTCCGAACGCTGGAAGAAGCAATTCGTCAATGTCAACAAGGTCTTCGTAAACGACTTCACCAGAATTCGCTGTTTCAACTTGCTGGATTTGTCCAAAGTCGGTTCCGTCGGGAGCCGTCAAGATTCCACGGAATTCATTTGAACCCGATCCAGCGCCGTGAACGAATTCGTAACCTTCTGTAATGCTGAATTCGTCAGCCAATTGCGAATTAACATATCCAATCAAGTCAAAGCTGCTGTCGTCGAGCAATGTTTGAGTGATTTGCGGATTCGCGTATAATTCAAACGCTGTAACGGTTTGAAGCTGCAATTCGCCGCTATCAGTAGACGGACGGGCCGCTTTTTCACCAACGCGAGAAGCGCCAAGGCGTTTTGTTTGAACTGGCTGTTCGAATGAAGCGGCAGTTCCGGACATTACTGTTGCAATGCTGCGAACTGGTGTGCGCTCTTTCTCCAAAAGCTGAATCGAATTTGCCATTTCTGGCATAACGAAAAAGCCGCCGTCCTGAGAAACGCCCGAAGACATATCTTTGGTTTTGAATAGGTCGGTATCTGCTTTTTCAGCCAACTTTTCAGGCTTAAACTCGCAATGCTCTTGTCCCAACATACCCTTGCGGAAGAAGTCGTTCAGGATAGAACGGCGCTTTTCTGCAAGTTCGTTTTCTTGTTCTGCTTTCCAGCCGGTTCCTTTTTTAAGCTTTGCAATTTCGGCGTCTGCCGCTTTTTGCTGCTCAAGAACTTGCGCTTCTAGCTTTTCAAGTGCGTTGTGAGTGTTTTCAAGTTTCTGCTCAATGTCGCCAGTTGCTTGGCCTTTCTCAAGCGCTGTAATACGCTCTTTGATCGCCGACGCATTAGCTTCATGAGCCGATTTGATCTCTGATAAGAGTTCTTCAGTCGTCTTTGACATGGTTTGATCCTTTAATTTGGTTTAGATGATCGAGAAGTAAACCGTTTACGTTCTCGTTTTTCTGTGCTTCATCTTCGCCTTTTGGATCACCCAATGCTTTAACACCCGCATTTATAACAGTTTCTACAAGCGATTTCGCGTAACCTGCTTCGCGCAAGTGAGAAATCAACTCAAGTTTTAGTTCGTGCTGGTCGTTAGCGTTCTTTACGTCAGAAATTTTTGCAAGCGGGTTTGCGGGGAATGTCACAAGAGACACTTCGCGCAATTCTGCTTTTGAAATAATGTATGCTTCGCGCTGTTCGTCGTAGCGGTAGCCGCCCGAAGGAATGCCGAAGCCAATAGAAAAAGAATCAATAATGCCTTGCTTTGCGAGCGCCAAAGCTTCGTCAGCCTTTTGAACGCCTTCGGCAAGCTTCATTATTACCTGAAGACCGCCTTGGACCTTCTGGACAATATTCATTCCAATCGGAGTGTCGAAGCGGTGTTGCCATAGAGCCTTGGCATTAATAGAAGTTTCCGCCCCAAACTGCTCGTCAAAAGCTGTATCAACAATAATGTCGTCGTCTAGGTCCTTATTGCCGAAAGTGGTCGCCATGCCCATAATTGTGCGTTGCTCATTGTCGGCCTTTTCGAATTGGAAATTGTAGAACTTCTTTTTCACGATGCGAAGCAATCAGATTTGCGGGAAATTGTAAAGCCTATTCATACAAGACGACGCAACGGCAATTAATAAAGTTGTCCGGCGTTGCCCCGTTTCGGGTGTCATGCGGGTAAAGCATGGCTTGGCCGTTCGGGTAAAAGAATTGATCCATTGAAACGCGATTTCCGTCTTGGTTCGAATGCGATTCGCGGGTTCTTGAGTCCTCGACGGCGTTCCAAACCTTATCGACGGCGCCAATTTCGCGGGCGCCCGTGTCTTGGCCCTTACTTCCAGCAATGCCGACTTCGGTTCGTGCAATGCGGGCCGCGCTGAATTTGCCAAGGTTTCCGGAAAACTCCAAATCTAATTGTTTGGCAATATCACGTTCCCCAAGTCCCTCTTCAATGCCGTTTGCGATGATCTTCGCGGCGTTTTTGCGGTCAGTGTCTAAGATCAAGAAGGTTGAATTAAGTGCTTCAGAAGCCAAGAAATCGGCCAAAATGGTCTTTATTGCGTCGTCAAATTGCTTTGTATGAAAGCGCCTAGGGCTTGATTTGCGGAAGTTCACAATCTGCCAAGAGCCGGTTGCGGCTGCCGTGTCGCTGTTTTCTTCAAGCAAAAGGTCGTTTAATGGGTCGCGGGCTTGTCCAATTACGTTTTCAACCCCGTTTTGCGGGTCTTCAAGGTATGCTTCCGACAAACTCTTTCCCATTTCTGAATAATACCGGCGAAGGATGCGAAACATTTGGATTTCGCGCTTGGTATAAACCTGAAGAATCGGGGCAACCGCTTGTTGCTTCAATCGCTGCTTATATCGTGCAATCGCGCAACAATGGCCGGAATGGTGGGTTTTCCCGCATGTATTATTCGTTACCATCGAACGGCAGTTGTAAACCATTCAAGCCCCGCATATCAACCTTCAATTCGCCGTCAACTTCGCGGTCGTATCCGTTACGCTCGCGCCATTCTTCGCGCGAAATCAATTCGGATTCGTAGTTTTTGCGGTCTGATTCCGCTTGGATGCGTAATTGCTCTTGAATTGATAAGATTTGCGACTTGTCGACTTCAAGTCGAATTGAGTTGTCGCCGGAAACCCAAGCAAGGTAAACGGCCAAATCCTGAAGAATGCCTTCAACCCAAGGTATGATTGTATGATTCCAAAGGAACTGTCGGGCTTCTGATACGTTTGCAAATGTCGATCCCTGCGAGAATCCAAGCAAGAAAGGCGGGTATCCGTTGGCAATAGCTATTTCGCGGGCATTCTGCTCTTTGGTCTTGGTCCAATCCATTTCGCGCCCTGTTTGGCCTAGTCGCTCGTAAACCATATCCCAATTGACAACCGGAATTTCGCCGTTTGCACCCGCTCCAAGCTTTTCGTTTACGGCCTTCTTGATCGCGTTCATTTGCTCCTTGTCCGGCGTCCGTGCCATCTTGTCGGCGCCTTGGTTCAGCTTCATAATGCCCTGAACGGCGCCGTCGTTCGCCAATACCTGCATATTTAGGCGGGAAATCTCGTTTCGTTGGGCAAGAGCCTTTGCCGCCGAAGCCATAGCGGGCCAACCGTAATTGTCTCGCAATGGGTCAAGCTTGTGGGACCAAAAGACTTCGCCAGCCATAAAGGGCTTCGACATTCCATACTTAACAACGTTCCAGCCTTTCAACTGTTCCCCGTTGTCTTCGATTGGGCTTATTCGGTCGGGACGAATTAATTCAAGGTCCATAATTCGGCCCCTTGTGCCAGTGGTCGGCAATGCGTAGCAAGCGCCGCCAAGCTGTTTATGAATTAGCGCCTTATACATCCAATCGGTATAAACCGTCGGCGGCTGCCCTTCCGGATAATCGCCGCCCATTTCAGGCTTGCGCATTAATTCTTGCACCCAATCGGGCTGTTCGTCGAGCAATAGAGGTATTCGGCTTCCACTTGTGGCAATGTCGTTCAAGATGAAATAAACCAATTCCGAACATTTATACCCCTCGGAAGCTAAATATCTGTAAGATGGATATACAAAGCCGCCGAACGTCTTCCCGCCAAGTAGCGCGGCCAAATCTGCCGGACTTGAACCCAAGTTTTTAATCTTATTCCAACCTTTTTGAAAAATGTTCATTATACAATTATGAAGTCGTCTATCGGGCGCATAGCGTTATTAATGTAATGATTTACCATGTCAACTTGGTCGTCGTGCTTGGCATTCGGGAAGCTGAGAAGTTCTTTTTCGAGTTCCGGCAACCAAGAAGCCCCGCGCTTGAAATAAATGTTTCCCGCTTCAAAATGGCCTGTTGCCGCGTGTGCTCTTGCTGTCTTCGATACATCTGCCTTGACCGGCACAATGGGCAAAGAAGTTGAATTTTGCAAGTCTTGAATCAGGGACGAACCCGAAGACTTGTCTTCGATAAGAACCAAGTCGGGAATTTCGCGGTCTGATATTGAAAGCAGACAGTCGCGCAACTTGGGGTAATTCATGCGTTCCTTGTGAACGTCGTAAAGGTAAGAGGCCGATTCGCCTTGTTTCCATGTCCCAACAACGGAAAAGTCGTTTTCCTGATTTTCCTTAACTGCTGTATCGCACGAAAGAACGGTTCGAAATACGTCGTCCGGCAGGTCGTCCCAATACTTGAACCAGTCGCGGAAGTAGATATTGCCCGTCGCGATTGACGGGTTGCCTTGGTAAAGGCTTTCGAACGTGCGCGGGCGTGTGTCCCTGAACCATTCCAAGCGCTCAAGTGGGATTAAGTCGGGGCAAAGAGCATCGCCCTTTTTACGGCCTAGCATGTCCGGACGGGTCGCAATTGCCGGAAAGTTCAGTATTTCCCACCCGTCGGGGTCATCTTCAAGGATTCGGCCCGCAAGGTCCAATTCGGACCACCGCGTTAAAACGATGATTACCATATTGGGGGTTTCAAGTCGGGTCATAAACGAATCAGTAAATTCGTCATAAATCTTGTCGGATATGGTTTGCGAATTGGCGTCGGCGCGGTTTCGAACGGGGTCGTCCAGAACAAGCACGTTCGCGCCCCAACCTGAAATACCGGTTTGCATACCGGCAGCCTTGGCCCCGCCGCCTTGAACGGTTTCCCACTCATTCGCGGCGCCCTTTTCGTCAGATATGCGGATTCCACAATGTCGGGTATTGCGTCGAATCTTTCGGGTAAAGTCGGTCGCCTTGCTGTCATTGAATGCGCCAACGATGATTTTCCAGTATGGCCGCTTGTGCAAGCAGTAGGCCGGAAAGCGCTCCGTAATCAATGACGATTTACCGTGTCGCGGTGGGACAAAGAAGAACATGCGGACTTTTTCGCCCCGCATAGCCCTTTCAATCCCGTTTTCAAGTTTCCACTGAAACGCCAGCAAATGCGGGAATCGCCAATTGTAGGTCGGATGATACGTTTCGAGCCAAGTTCGCAAATATCGGTTTTTGCGTCTTTCAATCCATTTTTGGCATTCTTCGGCGTAGCTCATGTTTCACGGCGAACAATAACGTTCGACGATTAGCCGTCTTCGTCCATTTCAGCCGCCCGCCGTTCTTCAGCCTCAAAATCAATTAATTCTTCGTC